TTTGTAATTAGGGGATAATTTTTTAGGAGATAACCATGCCTATTGGTGGCGGTATTATCCCAGCAACAGGTAGTACGCAATATACCGAGCTGACTTACGTCACTCGTAGAGCGTTCATTCCGAAGCTCGTTGTTCAACTTTATAATTCGACTCCGTTAATGGCGGCTCTGATTGCTAACTCGCAACAGGTTTCTGGCGGTGTTTCCTCTGTAACCGTTCCTGTTCAGGGCGCACAGTTCGTCAATGCACAATGGTCTGACTACTCTGGTTCTTTCAACCAGCCAGCAGTTCAGCAAGGTGCGTTCAATGCTGAATTTGACCTGAAGCTGATGATTGCACCAGTACCGTTCCTAGGTATGGAAGGCGCAGTTCAGCAAGATGCTGCAATCATTCCATTGATTGAAGCTCGTATGAACGATGCTACCAACGTGATGATGGATGCAATGGCAACTGCCTTGTACACCAACAGCACAAACAATCAGCAGTTTATCGGTTTGCCAGCCGCAGTTTCCGCTTCAGGAACCTACGGTAACATCAGCCGTTCTGCTTATTCATGGTGGCAGTCAAAGTCTTACTCAGCAGGTAGCGTAAACCCAACCCGTCAAAACATTCTCCAGTACATCTCTGGTACTGTTAAGAATGGCGCTGAAGTTCCAACTTTCGGTGTTTGCGGATTCGGTACATGGACTCTGCTCGCTCAAGACTATGTCGGTCAAGAGCAATACGTTATTACCCCCGGCTCCGGTTTCGACGGTGAATCCAACGGTCCTCAAGCAGCTTTCCGTGCTTTGATGGTTGCTGGTGTACCTATCTATCCCGACCCATATTGTCCAGAAGGTACGGTTTATTTCCTGAACACTAACTACTTGTCTCTGTATATCCACGAGCAAGGTTCGTTTGTATTCACAGGTTTTGAATCTACATTACCTAACTGGCAAATTGGTTACGTTGGTGCTGTCTTGATGATTGCGGAATTGGTTTCGACCAAGCCTAAGTCGATGACGGTTGTCAGTGGCTATAACTCACTTTCTATCTAAGGAGATATAACCATGTCATTAAGTACCAATAAAATCATCCTTGCTGGCGCACAAAGCAACACCGCAGGTGCTTACTTCCTTACCACGACTGTTACAGCAGTCAGCACTGGTAATGGCACTGTTATCCCCGCTGGTGTATATGTGATGTTCCCTCAAGCAAATACAAGTGTCTTGGCGTATAACGGCTCGTCAAATGCTACAGTTTTAGCTGCAAACACTGGTGGTGTCATCATTTCTGATGGTGTCAACGTGTATGCTAAGACTTCAGCATCTAGCGATGTTGTGACTCTGTTGGCTACCAACGGTGGTCAAAACGTCAGCAGCACCTACGCATATTAATAGGGGGCATCATGGCTAATGCTGATTCAGTAGGTCAGTTATATCTTGATAGCTTCAGCAACGGTCGTATTGGCGTTATTAGAAGCACAACGCTAAACACCGCTGGTAACGCAGTTATCACCATTCCTATTTTGGGTGGTGGTTTAACTAATGGCGGTGGTGTAGCAAATTCTGGTGGCGTTATTGTTCGTCGTGTGACGATTCAAAATAACACCGGGAATGTGTCTAATGCAAATGTCAGCATTTCGGCAACTAGCGATGGTGCAAATCTGATTACGGCTAACACCGTATTGTCAGCAATGTCAGACGTTGGTCGTTATGTTGACATTAATGCAGCAGCGCCATACACAAGTAATATTGTGTCTGGTAGCGTAACCCAATGCCTATATGTGAACATCAATGCGATTGCCAATAACGGCAATACTGTTGATATTTGCGTTTATGGTGACGTTGAGGCTTTCTAACTATGCAAAACGTCTATGTGACAAACAAATGGATAAAACCCATAACCTTTAACTACAATTATCAACCTTACGAGTTTCCAGTAGGGAAGACAGTTGAAGCACCGTTGGAGGCTGTTTGTCACATATTCGGTCATGGTGACGAAGACAAAGAACCGTATATGGCGAGGCTTGCTTTGATTCAGACTAAGAATGACATTCCGGAAGGATTGAAAATCTTGTCTAAGATTGAAATATCAGAGCAACCTCCAAAGAAAGACCACTCGTTATCCCCGGTGGTTGAGAGAGTACCCCTGCCTCCTGCAAAGGGTGTAGGGGGAAAAATCAACGTAGCTGCTTGATATGGAAGCTAAATGGCGCAAACTTTACAGGGCTATATTACAGAAGTCAGATATTTGCTGCATGATGCAAATGCGAACTTCTACACAAATAGTCAACTAACAGATTACATCAATGGCGCTCGTGAGCGCATTGTTCGTGATACTGGCTGTCTGCGTACCATTCAAACCACTCAAGTACCATGCACACCTGTGGCTGGTGGCAACAATCCTGTTATTTCGTCT